GGACGCGACTAAACGCGATTGCTGACATATTTGCCTCTAAAAAGGTCTGGGCTCCAGACCGGCGCTGGGCAGAGGACGTGGTTGAAGAGGTTGCTTCCTTTCCCGCAGGGCGGCACGATGACTACGTTGACACACTTAGCCAAGCATTGTCAAGAATTAGAAAGGGAGGTATGGTTCGTACACAACATGACGAGGAGGACGACGATGTTAGTTTTAGATATTCGCGTAAAGCCGCGTACTACTAAGGAGGAGAGAATATGGTAGCCGGTATAGTGGAAGCGATGGCGGGGCAGGTAGAAAGAGCGCTTAAGCAACAGGAGGAGGAGAAGATGATACACGCAGAAATACCAAGAATATACGCAGCATGGGAGCAGTACATCAAAGAAGAGTACGCCGATGCAGAGAACGAATTAGTAAAAGAAACAGAAAAAAGAGAAAGTGCAGAGAAAAAAGCTAACGACTACCAAGTAGGTGGGTCACACTACAAAGACAAACGAGTGCAGCCGTGGGATGTGATCGACACTCTGCCTCATGCACAGGCTATCGGCTTTTACAAAGGCAATGCGATCAAGTATATAATGAGGGCTGGAGATAAAGGCCCAGCAAAGGAAGACTACGAAAAGGCCAAACATTATCTTGAGAAGCTCCTCGAAATTCTCTAACTCACCACCGCAGGCACCCAAATGGCAATTCTTCCTCTGAGTAACGTAGATAAGGCGATGATTCCGCAGTCTCCTCTGATGCAGGAAGAGGATGATAGCCCCATTGAGATTGTTATTGGTGATCCAGAGGGAGAGTTGGTGGATGAGATCACTCTTGAAATAGAGGAAGAGCCTTCGTTTGATGCCAACCTTGCCGAGTACATTGAGGGGAGTGAGTTAGCTTCCCTCGCTGCTGATTTGTTGGATGACTTCGATAATGACAAGAACGCTCGTAGAGAGTGGGAAGAGACCTATGTAGATGGGCTCGACTTGTTGGGTCTGAAGATCGAAGAACGTACTGAGCCGTGGAACGGTGCATGCGGTGTATACCATCCGATGTTGACTGAAGCCGCTATTAAATTCCAAGCGGAGATGATTGCAGAAACCTTCCCGGCACAAGGTCCGGTAAAAACCAAGATCATGGGGAAGGAAACGCGAGAGAATGAGGAGGCCGCTGTCCGTGTGGCAGAGGATATGAACTACCAGCTGACTGAAAAGATGCAGGAGTTTCGTCCAGAGCACGAAAAGATGCTGTGGAGTCTCTCTTTAGCTGGTGCTGCGTTCAAAAAGGTCTACTTCGACCCCTCCCTCAATAGGCAGGTGAGTATGTTTGTACCCGCTGAAGACCTCTATATTCCCTATGGAGCCAGCGATGCGCGTACCGCACCGAGAGTCACGCACCTCATGCGTAAAACACCAAATGAGGTGAAAAAGCTGCAGTATGCAGGGTTCTATAGAGACATTGAGCTCAGTGAGCCCAGCAAGGACATAGATGAGATTCAGAAGCGCAAGGATGATGCTGAAGGTTTCAGTGCAATCAACGATGACAGATACAGAATCCTAGAGATACATACGGAATTAGACATTCCGGGGTATGAGGATGTAGATGATGAGACGGGTGAACCCACAGGTATAGCCCTCCCTTATGTGGTTACGATAGAGAAAAGCAGCCAAGAAATCCTCGCTGTTCGACGTAATTGGGATGAATTTGACCCTCTGAAACGGGCTAAACAGCATTTCGTGCAATACACGTACATTCCCGGCTTTGGAGCCTATGGCTATGGTCTGATTCATCTGGTGGGCGGGTTTGCCAAGAGTGCTACGAGTATCGTAAGGCAGTTGATTGACGCGGGTACGCTGTCCAATCTTCCCGGAGGGCTCAAGACCAAAGGTATGCGTATAAAAGGAGATGACACTCCGATTATGCCGGGGGAATGGCGCGATGTGGACGTGGCAAGCGCCACGATCCGAGACAATATCATGCCTCTTCCTTATAAAGAGCCCAGTGCAACGCTCTTTCAACTCCTTCAAAATGTGGTGGATGAAGGGCGCAGGCTGGCGGCGGTAGCTGATGTAAAGTTTGATGCGATGGGGGGTGAAGCGCCGGTAGGTACTACCCTAGCTATTTTGGAACGGACGCTCAAGGTTATGTCTGCGGTGCAGGCGCGGGTCCATTATGCGATGGCGCAAGAGTTCAAGCTGATTGCTCACCTTATTAAAGAGTACACAGCCCCTGAATACGACTACATGCCTGAGTACAACGTAGGGCCGGAAGCTAAAAAGTCCGACTACGATATGGTAGAGGTGCTACCTGTTTCTGATCCCAATGCCGCAACGATGGCTCAGAGGATTATTCAGTATCAGGCGGCTATTCAGCTAGCTCAGCAGTCTCCGCAAATTTATGACCTGCCCGTTTTACACCGCCAGATGTTGGAGGTGATGGGTATCAAGGACGCAGATAAGATCGTCAAAACGGAAGATGACTTGGTGTCTACCGACCCAGTGTCGGAGAATATGGACATTATGAATCAGAAGCCCGTAAAAGCCTTTATTGAGCAGGATCACGCGGCACATCTAGCCGTACACCAGTCAGCCATACAAGACCCCAAGATTGCGCAAGCAATGGGACAGAACCCGAACGCGCAGGCGATCATGCAGGCGGCACAAGCCCATATTATGGAGCATTTAGCGTTCCAGTATCGTCGTGAAGTAGAAGCGCAACTAGGTATGCCTCTGCCTGATCCAGAGCAAAAGCTTGATCCAGAAGCCGAAAGACAGCTAAGCGTCATCTCTGCGCAGGCAGCGACGCAGGCGCTACAAAGAAATCAGGCGGAAACACAGGCGCAGATTGCTCAACAACAGCAGCAAGACCCGATTGTTCAGATGCAGATGCAGGAGCTTCAACTTAAGCAGCAGGAAATCCAGCAGAAGTACGAGATTGAGATGGCTAAATTGCAGAACGAGATGCAGATTGCCATGATGAACAATGAAAACAAGCTGATGATTCAAGGAGAAAAGGATAAGACCTCCACCACCCAGAAAAACATCGACGTAGGACTCAAAGTAGCCGAGAAACTCTACGGGGTAGGGGAAAAGGCCGAGGAAAGAGAATACAACACGGGCGAGAAGGAAAAGGATAGAGCATTTAATACGTTTCAGGGAGAGAACAAATCACAGCAACCACCGAAGGCTAAAAAATGAACGTAGTAGACATAGTACTCAAGGAGCTAGAAGAAGCTATCGATACGCGCAAGAACGCTCTCGTTAGAGGGCATATCAAGGACTATGCTGAGTATCAGCATCTCGTAGGGGTGATTACGGGTCTAACCTCCGCGAGTGATCGACTGAAAGACCTGCTTAAATACGAAGAGGCTAACTAATGGAAAACGCCGCACTTTCTGCAGCTAACATTGACGTAGACAAAACAAAGGAAACAAGTGACAAACTGGCAGCGCAATTACCAGACCCTGTGGGGTATAAAATCCTCGTCGTCAAGCCCGAAATCGAAGAGAAGACAGAAGGGGGCATTGTTAAACCTAAAGAGTTTATTCGCCGGGAAGAAGCGGGAGCCGTAGTAGGATTTGTGTTGAAGGTAGGCGATATGGCGTACAAGGATGAAGCAAAATTTCCTACAGGTCCGTGGTGTAAGGAAGGCGATTTTGTTTTGCTAGGCGCTTACGCCGGTAGCCGTTTCTCCGTGAATGGGAAAGAGTTCGTCATGGTGAACGACGACATGGTACAGGCGGTAGTGTCTGACCCGAGAGGAATTAACCGCGCTTATTAAACTTGAGGAATAACTCATGCAAACAGAAAAGATTGGTGATGATTTGGAAGTCGGTGCGGAATTGCCCGAGGTAGAAATTGAAGTCGTAGACGATACGCCTGAAGAAGACCAAGGCCGAGAACCATTAAAGGCGACAGATGATGAGGCTCATGAAGACGAGATCGAAAATTACTCGGAGAAGGTTAAGAAGCGCATTAACCAGCTGAATCATAAGATTCATGATGAGCGAAGAGCGAAAGAAGCGCTGGCAAGACAGAATGAAGAGGCGGTGCGCCTCGCTAGAACGGTGTATGGAGAGTATGAGCGTCTAAAACAGACGCTATCTTGGGGTCAGCAGGAGTATGCCCGCGAGTCTCAAAGTAAGCTTGAGTATGCGCAAAAGCTAGCAGAAGATAAATACCGTAAAGCCTATGAAACCGGCGATACGGATGGTGTACTGGAAGCACAACGCGAGTTGAATGAGGCGGCTATACAGAAAGCGCAGCTTCAGAATCAAATTGCAGCGGCAGTGCAACAAAATACTAGACAAAACGAAAATAGTCCTGTATATAGTCAACCTGAACAGCAGCAATATGAGCAGCCCGCACCGGCACCTCGTGATTATCGCGCAGAAGACTGGGCATCACGCAACCCTTGGTTCGGCAAAGATGAGGAAATGACCTCATTCGCGTATGGCCTGCATCAGAAGCTGGTAAACAACGGTATTGATCCGACTTCCGATGAGTATTATCAGAAGATCGACAGCCGCATCAGGGAAGTTTTCCCGCAAAACTTTACAAAGTCACGCAAATCGTCAACCGTGGCACCCGCCTCCAGAAGCACTGGAAGCAGGAAAGTGACGCTAACCGCCAGTCAAGTGGCAATCGCAAAACGCCTTGGTGTACCGTTAGAAACTTACGCTAAGTATGCAGCAAAGGAGATGAATAATGGCTAATCCAGTAGGAAGACCCCCACGCTCAATGGAAACTCGGGAGCACGATGTACGTCAAGTATCTTGGAGACCCGCCTCTGACCTTCCTATACCGGAGCCGCAAGATGGTTATGTATTCCACTGGAAACGCGCATCCATGATGGGAGAAGCAGATCATCGCAATATGGCTCAGGCCCGACGCGAGGGCTGGGAACCCTGTAAAGCCGAAGATCATCCCGAATTTGCGAATGACCTTGTAGCCTTCGGGTTGCAAGCCACTGGACTGATCGAAATTGGTGGATTGGTGCTGTGTAAGACTACGGTTGAAAATGCTAAGGCACGGAAAGCGTATTACGAAAACCAGACCCAATCCGGTATGCAGTCAGTTGATAACAACTTTCTGCGTGAGAGTGATCCAAGAATGCCTCTCTTTTCTGAGAAGCAATCGAAAGTATCTTTTGGTCGCGGTTCCTGATATAGAAGGGCCGCTTAAAAACTTTTAGGAGTTAATTATGTCTAGTGTTTTTAATCCCGGCCCTACCGGTTTTTTGCCGGTAAACCTGCTAGGTGGGCGTGTTTACTCAGGTGCCACTCGTTCTATTCCGATTGTCTCTGGCTATGCTCAGAACATCGGTTTTGGTGATCTGGTGACTGTTGCTAGCACCGGTACCATTGCTCGTGTTGATACCGCTTCTGGTGCTAAGGCAGCTTTTGCTCTGGCTCCTGTTGGTATTTTCCTTGGATGCAGCTTCACCGATCCTACCTTGAAGTACAAGCTATTCGATCAGAATTGGGCTTCTGGTACCGTAGCTTCTGATGCAGTTGCTGTCGTTGTTGACGATCCCGATGCTATTTTCGAGATCACTCTGACCAATGCTTCTGGGGACCGCTACACCGCAAGTGCAGCGACTCAGGCTACTGTTGGTAACAACATCGGCTACTATCAGCCTGCTACTTTTGTAAATGCAGGCGGCAACAGCACCGTGTCCGCTAACTTTGCTTCAGTCAACACGACCAACACACTGCCCTTCCGGGTTGTCTCTATTGTGCCGGAAAGTGTTCTGCCTGATGGCACCTTTACGCGGGTTCAGGTTATCTACAATGCCGCGATGCACTTCTACCGTCAGGCTACTGGAATCTAAGGAGATATAATCAATGGCTGCTATTTCACGCGCTCAATTACTTAAAGAGCTACTCCCCGGCCTCAACGCCCTCTTCGGTCTGGAATATGATCGTTATGGCGAAGAGTGGAAAGAACTGTTTGAAGTTGAAAGCTCTGACCGTTCCTTTGAAGAAGAACAGAAGCTCTCCGGTTTCGGTGCTGCTCCTGTTAAGAACGAAGGTTCTGCCATCGCTTACGACACCGCACAGGAAGCTTGGTCCACTCGCTATACCCACGAAACCATTGCTTTGGGCTTCTCCCTGACCGAAGAAGCTATCGAAGATAACCTGTACGACTCTCTGTCTGCTCGTTATACCAAGGCGCTGGCTCGTGCTATGGCTTACACCAAGGAAGTTAAGGGTGCCGCTGTTCTGAACAACGGTTTCAACTCTAACTATGCTGGTGGTGATGGTAAGGAATTGTTCTCTAACGCTCACCCGTTGGTTAATGGTTCTACTCTGTCTAACGTCCCGTCTACTCCGACTGACCTTAATGAAACTTCTCTTGAGAATGCCGTTATCCAGATCAGCCTGTGGACTGACGAACGCGGCCTGCTGATTGCAGCAAAGCCGAAGAAGCTCATCATCCCGCCTGCTCTGCAGTTCGTAGCTACCCGTTTGTTGGAAACCCAGCTTCGTGTTGGCACGACTGACAACGATGTGAACGCGATTGTGAACAATGGCTCAATTCCGGGTGGTTGGACAGTTAACCATTTCTTGACTGACACCAACGCTTGGTTCTTGCAGACGGATATCCCGAATGGTCTGAAGCATTTCGTCCGTGCTGCTCTGTCTACTTCAATGGATGGAGACTTCGATACCGGAAACGCTCGCTACAAGGCTCGAGAGCGGTACAGTTACGGCTGGAGTGACCCCCTCGCTATGTTCGGTAGCCAAGGCTAAACCCAGTAAAATCAAGGGTTTACGGGAAGGGAGCTCCGGCTCCCTTTCTTTTTGCTTAAAAACTTGTGACGCAATCACAAATAGTGTAAACTGACCTTCGTCAACTAAATAACGGAGGTTTCCAGTGAAAAACGTAATCTATGTGATTCGTAATGTGGTCAACGGTAAATTCTATGTAGGCAGCACCGTTGATGCTCGTGTGAGGTTCCAAGCGCACAAAAGGCGGCTAAAAAAAGGAACGCACCAAAGCCCTCATCTGCAAGCCGCATGGAATAAGTACGGCGAGGACTGTTTTAAGTTTGAGATAGTGGCTAGCGTTGAGGATAGGGACGAGTTACTCGCCGTTGAGCAAGTTTGGTTAGACGAACACGCGGGAAAGACCCATTGCTACAACTGGGCTGCAGATGCTAGCGCCCCAATGCGAGGAAAAAAACATACTTCTGAAGCCGTAGCTAAAATGTCGCTAAAACATGTGCCCAAAGGTGAAGAGCACTACCGTTTTGGTAAATCGCTAGAGGAAGAAGTTAGGAAGAAAATAGGAGACACGCAGAGGGATGTACCTAAAGCGCCGGGGCGAAAAGTTTCGGAAGAAGGCAGAGCCAACATAGCTGCTGCAGCAAAGAGAGGCGAAGAGTGCCATTTTTATGGCAAGCGGCCTGCAAATGCCGACGATCTACAGAAGGCTATTCATGCGGTACTTCCAGATAGGACAACCAAGGTGTATAGCAGCCTTACGGAAATGCGAGACACACTGGGGCTAGCTATAGGAACAATCATTCGCGCCTGTAAGTCGGGTAAACCTATTGTGTTTGGCCCCCACGCCGGTTGGGTGCTGTCGTATGTGGATGGAGAAAGAAACTTAGCTCCAGAAATCCCAGAAGAATTTTTAGCCTATCCACGCTCTAGGCAAGAAGCAAAAGCTACCGGGGCCAAACACTATTTCACAGGTATTCCCTGCGACAGAGGGCATATTTCTCCTCGTAAGGCAAAAGGTACATGCGTTGCTTGTATGAAAGAAGACTACAAAAAGGACAATGACAGGCGCAAACAGAAGGCGCTTGACACCCCCTAAAAACTGGGCTATAAGTACCTTAAATCTGGGATTTCTTTAATTGCCTACTCGACTGACCCAGCAGATTCGCACAAGACGATAGGCGCAAGTGCATGAGGTTCTTATGAGCTTTTCAACCTTTTCCGGGCCAATTCGCTCCGGTACTGTTCGTTATGGTTCTGGTGAAAACTGCGGCGTAGCCGTACTGGTTCAGACCGAAACTCTCCCTGCTACTGCAGGTGCTACCACCGTCGCCGTTCTTCCGGCAGGTTCACAGATTCTGGATATCATCGTTGATACCACCACGGTATTCAATGCAGCGACCACGCTGAAGATTGGTACTTCGTCTAACGACGACGAGTTTGTAACCTCGACAACCATCACCACTGCAGGCCGTAACGACCTGTCCTCTACCTATCAGCCTCTGACTTTTATCAACATCGGCACTTCTGATGTTGCTGTGATTGCGACCACCGCTGGCACCGCTGCTACTGGCGCGGCCCGTGTAACGATCATGTATGCACAGAAGGCTTCCAATGGCGCTGAAGACCCTGCCACTCCGTAAGGAGGTTCGGGTGGAGTTACAATCAATAATTGATGTTGTTGTTGGTACAGCAGGAGTCATATTCGGTTGGTTGTTCAAGATCGTTTGGGATGCCATCAGGGAACTCAAGGATGATATGAAAGAGACCAACCGATTGATCCATGAAACATACGTGCGTAAGGACGACTACCGCATAGAGATGGCAAAGATCGAAAATATGTTTCAGCGTATTATGGACAAATTGGACGAGAAGGCTGACAAATGACAATGCCCTCTCGTGGTGTTGCTAAAATTCAAACTAAAGCTACAGGTGATGCTATGAAATGTGGAATGAGAAAAGGCGGCAAACTGCCGAACAAGAAGAAGGCTAGCATGAAGATCAGCAAAATGGACAAAGCCAATGTAGGTATGGCTGACTCCGCTGGTGGTATTCCCGGTATGTATGCCAAAGGGGGCAAGGCTACGAAATGCTACGCTAAAGGTGGCAAGATCGATGGCTGCGCAGTTAAAGGTCATACAAAGGGCCGGATGGTATAGTCATGGCTGGTGGAGCTCAAGGCGGCGGGGGAAGACCCGCAGTAGGCGGCAATATGCAGCAGTTCCAAAACGCGCTGCAAAACTACAGGCAAGGTTCAGCGGGTATGCCCTCACAAGTTCCGGGGGCTAATGTAGCTGCTCCGGGGGGTATGCAACAGGGTATGACGGGTCGTGCACCAATGCCGCAGGGTTTTATGAATGCCCCTAATGGTCCGGGTGCTCCTCAGATGACTCTACCTGCGTATGCGGGTCCCGCTCCGAGCGGACAACAGATGTTTTATGGGGGACCACCACAAGGGATGCCACAAGGGATGCCACAAGGGATGCCACAAGGGATGGCGCGACCAATGCCTATGCCTGCTCCGGGTGGAGCGGGGGCTCAATTTGGGCAACCTCTCTCAATTGGTAATGACTATCTCGAAGCACCGCGAGGACAACCTCCTATTTCTGTAGGGTCATTCCAACCGCAGGGTCAACCCCAGATATCTCAACCGGCTCCACAACCTCAAGTTCTCCCCCAAGCGCAGCCGATGCCACGCCCAATGCCTAGGCCAACGCCACAAGGTATGCCGCAAGTTATGGGTAATCCCAATGCTATGCCACTACAAAGGCCACAGTTTAGAGGTAGGCGATAGTCATGGCTAAGTCTCCAGCTTGGCAAAGAAAAGAGGGGAAAGACCCAAAGGGTGGGCTTAATGCAAAAGGCCGCGCTAGCGCCAAAGCACAGGGAATGAATCTGAAGCCCCCCGCCCCTAATCCGAAAACTAAGAAGGACGCAGGCAGAAGAAAGTCATTTTGTGCCCGCATGAGCGGTATGCCCGGTCCTATGAAAGATGAAAAAGGTAAGCCAACGCGGAAAGCGTTGTCCCTAAAAGCATGGAATTGTTGAGTAAAAAATCATGGCAAATACCAGTGTAGTTTCTTCCGTCAGTCGTCTGGGCAAATACGAGCCGTTTCATATACAGGTCTCTCGTGGGCAGATCACGATGCACTCGCCTGTTATTGTCTTTGGGTACAACCCGGATGTAGACACATCTGAAGAATCTGTATGGCCTGATGGGGGCACGGTTCCTCATCCAACAGTAGCATCAGTGCTCAAAATTAGCTCATCTAGTACGAACGACGCGGCTGCGGGTACAGGGGCAAGAACAGTTACGATTGTTGGGCTTGATGGTGATTTCAACGAAGTCAGCGAAACTGTAACCCTAGATGGGCAGACAGCGGTAAACACGACCAAAAGTTATCTCTATGTAAATCAGTTCTACGTGACTTCTGTCGGATCAGGTGGAGCCAATGCGGGGAATATCAACGCGGGTACAGGCATAGTGACTTCGGGTGTTCCAGCCGTGCTGTATGATATTATTGCAACAGGGTTCAACAACCGTACTACGGGCCATTACTGCGTTCCAGCAGGGTACACAGGATACATGCTACAGGGGCTTTTTTCTGCTGGGCAGGCATCTGGTAACTCCTCCGTTACTGGGTTTTTGAAGCAGCATGGGCCTGATGACATCCTTCGCGTGGGTGCCGTGACAGCCGTCAACAATGGTACGGCAGATTACCTGTTTGAACTTCCTTACAGAATCCCTGAAAAGAATTGCGTCGGGGCCACAGCGATAGGTGCAGCGGCAAACAACTCGGTCAGTTCGTACTTCAATATCCTGTTGATTAAGAACAACGGTCAAACCTAATGGCTAAAGAAATTTGGGATAAGGAGCGCCCTAAAGGGCTAGGCAAACCAAAGAAGCTAAGTTCTGCCAAGAAAGCCTCAGCTAAAGCTGCAGCGAAGAAAGCAGGGCGACCTTACCCGAATCTCGTTGATAACATGCGGGCAGCGAAGAGTAAAAAATGACCACTTCAGGCACAGCGACTTGGACTCCTGATTTTGCCGAAATCATCGAAGAAGCCTTTGAGAGAGTCGGGGTTGAGGTACGCACGGGTTATCAGTTCAAAACGGCGAGGCGCAGCCTCAATTTGCTGTTTCAAGAATGGGCTTCGCGTGGTCTAAACCTATGGACAATCGAACAGGGTTCTTTGAATTTGAGCGTGGGCGTAAGCAATTACCCTCTCCCTGCAGACACCATAGACCTGCTTGAAACCGTTGTACGGCAGAATGATGGCAATCCCACCACGCAAGTAGACCTGCAGATAGCCCGTATTAGTGTCTCTACTTATGCCACAATTCCCAACAAACTCGCTACAGGCAGGCCCATTCAGATTTTTGTAGACCGCCAAACGGACGCACCGATAGCGAGAATCTGGCCTGCCCCCAATGTAGACGGGTACAAGCTGGTGTATTGGAAGCTCCGTAGAATGGATGATACCGGTTCCGCAGGTACGAATACCGCCGATATGCCGTTCAGATTTGTCCCCGCTTTGATCGCTGGGTTGGCATACTATCTCTCTATCAAGACTCCTGAAGCTGAAGGGCGAATCCCGATGCTGAAACAGATATACGACGAAGCCTTCCAGTTAGCCGCAGACGAAGATAGGCAGAGAGCTTCGGTAAGATTTGTTCCCGCTATCAGCTATGTAGGAGGCGGAGGCTGGTAAATGGCTCAACGGTTTGCTAGTGAGAAAAAGGCGTTTGGCTTCTGTGATCGTTGTACCTTTCGCTATCCACTGAAAAAACTCAAGCAGTATGTGGTTTTCGGCAAGATCATCAATCAGAGAGTTTGCCCTACCTGTTGGGAGGCAGACCAGCCGCAATTATGGGTCGGAGTTATAGGCGCACAGAAGGTAGCTAACGATCCGCAGGCACTGCGTAATCCAAGACCTGATACCAATTTGAACGATTCCAGAGGGTTATTTGCATGGAATCCTATCGCTTCACAACAGGCCGATTTTACGCTTAACAGCGTTTTTGTTACAATTAGCTAGAGGTTACAGATGAAACACGAAGACGTTTCTCAGGATAAGAAAATGATTAAGAAGGCTATGGGCATGCACGATGACCAATTGCATGAAGGAAAAAAGACACGCCTAAAGGGTCTCAAGAAAGGTGGAGTCACCTCTGCTGAAATGAAAAAGATGGGCCGGAATATGGCTCGTGCCAAGAACCAAAAGAGTAAGTAATCATGAGTACACGTAAAACGGGCGGTACCGCCGAAAAAGTCCCGACTCCAAACACCGCTGGCTACCCAAATGAGAAGCCCAACACTCAGACCGTAAAAGTACGCGGCACGGGTGCAGCCGTCAAAGGCGATAAGTCTTCTACCAAGCTGGGTTAAAAAGTTAAGGGATATTTGACATGAGCCTGACGTACCAGCAGCTTTACGATGCCATTCAGCAATATAGTGAAGTTGACGAGCCCACGTTCAACGCAAACATCCCTAACTTTGTAAAGAATACAGAGCTACTGGTCAACAACACCGTTCAACTCCCAGCATTCAGACGTAATGTTACGGGCGAAGCCACTCAGTTGTTTCAGTACCTCAACATGCCATCAGACTTTTTGTCTGTGTTTTCAATGGCAACCATTGACGCTAGCGGTAACTACACTTACCTCCTGCAGAAAGATGTGAACTACATCCGTGAAGCCTACCCGTTTCCAACGGCTATCGGTGAGCCAAAATACTACGGTCTGTTTAGTTCTACTGCGTTTATTCTAGGCCCGACTCCAGACGTGAATTACACGATGGAGCTTCATTACTACGCGGCTCCGCAGTCTATTGTTGACGCAGGGACTAGCTGGTTGGGCCAGAACTACCCCTCTGTGCTGTTGTGGGGCTCATTGGTTGAAGCCTCTGTCTTTCTGAAAGGCGAAGCGGATATGACGCAGAACTACCAGAACAAGTATAATGAAGCGATGGGACTTCTTAAAATGCTTGGAGATGCGAAAAACCGCGAAGACAATTTCAGAACAACCCAAGTTAGAGATCAAGTCGTATGAACGAAGAAAACGAAGTAGATCAGATTATAGAATTTACTCTCAATGATGTCGCTGTGATGGCCGACCACTTTGAGCCCGACGCAGAATTTGAAATTTCCGAAGAGGTATAAATCATGGCTATTACACAGGCACTTGCCTCGTCGTTCAAAAGCGAGCTTCTACAAGGCATTCATAACTTCGCCGCTGCGGGTGGCGATACCTTCAAACTTGCTCTTTACACTTCGGCAGCTAACCTAGACTCCGCGACTACGGTCTATACGACTTCTGGGGAATCTTCAGGACCGGGGTATACGGCGGGTGGGCAGACGCTGACTAATGTAGGTGTGAGTCTCTCGGGCACCACCGCATTTCTGGATTTTGATGACGTGACATGGACCTCTGCTTCTATCTCTGCGGCGGGCGCTCTGATTTACAATTCTACTGATTCCAATAAGGCAGTAGCGATTCTGAGCTTCGGAGGGACGTACACCTCTACTAACGGCAATTTCCAAGTGACTTTCCCTGCTAACACTAGCAGCACCGCAATCATTATCCTGAGTTAAGGGAGCAGCACCGTGCCTAAGATGCAAAATCGGGTCCAAGAGACCACTACTACTGGCGGTACCGGCACGATTACTTTGGCTGGTGCTGTTACTGGGTACATTACATTTGCTGCGGGATTCACTACGGGCGATGTGCTCTTTTACACTATAGATAACGGCATTGGCGAGTGGGAAATTGGCATAGGTACCCTTGTTACTACAGGTACACTATCTCGTACTACGGTCATCGCCTCGTCTAATAGCGGTGCGCTAGTCAACTTTTCTTCTGGTACTAAACGAGTATTTTGCTCCGCGCCCACGCGCTCACTGGTCCCCAACCAAGACAGCAAAAGCGGCTACGTCCTCACTACAGACGGCACGAACCCAAGCTGGACTCAGACGCTAAACAGCGTCAACATCGGCAACACAACCGCAGGCACAGGGGCCTTTACTACTCTTTCGGCTTCCTCTACCGTCTCTGGTACTGGCTTTAGTAACTACCTCGCCTCACCTCCTGCTATCGGTGGCGCTACGGCAAGTACAGGTCGGTTTACGACCATCACCTCGACTGTTGCAACCGGCACAGCGCCTTTTACTGTAGCTTCTACCACTAATGTCGCAAACCTCAACGCAAGCTCTCTGAACGGTGCGACGTTTGCAGCGCCGGGAGCAATCGGAAGCGGCACAGCCGCAGCGGGTACTTTCACCAATCTTAGCTATACCGGCACTCTTACAGGCGGCACGGGCGTTATCGCCATCGGCACTAACCAGATTTACAAGGATGCGTCTGGGAATGTCGGGATTGGGACGAGTTCGCCGGGGACTAGGCTGGATGTACTGTGTGCAACAAACGGTGGGTTTAGGATTACAGATGGCACACACACTTGCCTATTAACCCCGTCAGGGGTTGGCGGTATTGCTTTATATGCAACGTCTAACCACCCGCTGGTTTTTGGGACTAATAATACAGAACGCGCCCGCATCACAGCTGCGGGGAATTTGTTGGTCAACGATACCGTTGAGCGCGGCGGAAAAGTCGTTGTTACAAATACCCCAACATCGCAATGGGGTATAGACCACTCAGGGTCGCAAATTACTTTAACGAATGGCGCAAATGCTGTACTGGCTACAGGGTCGGGTCTCATAGTTTTGAATAGCCACATTACCGGTGAAGCGGGTGT